ACCAACAATTACTATAGATTATGAAACACACGAATTTCATGAAATATTAAAGAAAAATTGGAGAGAAAATGAAGTGCCAAATATTGTATTATCTTCTGCTACACTCCCTGCACAGGAAGACATATTTCCAATGATAAGGAATTATAAATCTAAATTTCCAAAAGGTAGTATTCAAAATGTAGTAAGCTATGAATGTAAAAAGACTATTCCATTAATAGATACAAGTGGATTTACAGTGATGCCACATTATACATTTACAGATGTAAAATCTATTAAAAAATCAGTAAAACATCTTGAAAATAACAAAACAATAATGCGTCATTTTGATATGGAAGAAATTTCAAAATTTATAAAATACGTCCATAAGAAAGATATAGTAAAAGAAAGATTTAAGTATGATAATTATTTTCAAGATATAAATGAGGTAAATATTATATCAATAAAATTGTATTACCTCAAATTACTATCAAAATTAAAGGAAAAAGAATATGATATGGTTCATAAGTATTTGATGGAGAAAAGAGAAAAGAAATATGAATCAACTATAAAAATAACAACAGACGATTCACATACGTTGACGGATGGGCCAACTATATTTATAACCAATAACGTTGAAAAAATAGCGAAGTTTTATTTGAAAATAAGCAATATACCAAAAGATGAATTATCAAATATTTTGAAAGTAATCGCTCAAAATAGTATTTATAGCGAGGAATTAGAAGAAATTATAGCATTAGAAAAAGAAAGAATTGATAAACAACAAATGAGTAAAGATAAAGCAGAAAAAGATGCTGCTTTTGGTGGAAGAGAAGAACAAGAATTAGAATTTTATAAACAACGGCTTGCGGACGCGACATCTAGAATTCAGTCCATTCATTTGTCTAAAAAATATATACCCAATACAACATCGCATATAAAAAGATTTGGTAAAAAAGAATCAAATAGAATATTTACAAGTGAAATTGATGATACAACTGTTGAAAATATAATGTTGTTGGATATTCCGGATGTTTGGAAAGTTTTGTTATTGATGGGCATTGGTGTATTTATAAAACATGAATCAATTCGTTATATGGAAATTATGAAAAAATTAGCAGAAGAACAAAAGTTGTATTTAATTATAGCAAGTTCTGATTACATATATGGAACAAATTATCAATTTTGCCACGGTTATTTAACCAAGGATTTAACTGAAAGTATGACGCAAGAAAAGATGCTACAGGCATTTGGCAGAGTTGGAAGGCGGGATTTACAAAAAGATTATTCAATTAGAATTAGGGATGATAGATTAGTAGAAAAATTATTAACCGTTGAAGAAGATAAAATTGAAGTTAAAAATATGAATAAATTATTTGGAATATAAAACAAAGAATTTATAAAATTTATTTTTTAATCTGCGTTTTCGGTTGTAGCTTCTTCATCACTACTGCTGGACTCACCTAAATGTTCGGCGTCAAAATTTGGTTCTACTATGGCTCTAAGACTTCTAAGTAAATTTCTTATTAAATAAATAAGACGTTTATCCTCGTCTGATATTGTTCTGGTCATTCTGGCCCTATTTAATAAACCAAACATATCATTAAATTTTTGATATCTTTCTCTTGTTTGATATTGTTGATTATTTAATACTCGTTCTAAGTAACTTTTAAAAGAGTTAAGTGTAGTTCCAAGAAGTCCGCCATCAATAATAACGGTTCTTAAATGATCTATTTCGCGCTGTTCTCTCATAGCCTGGCGTTCTCTTCCAGCATCGTATGCTATCCTAGTTCTTCTTAACGCATTTGGTTTTCGTTTTGAGGTAACTTTTTTACCTGCTTTTCTTCTACGAGTTTTCTTTCTTTTTTTATTACATTTTTTACGTGTTCTTTTTAATAGTTTTCTTAATCTTTTAATTTCAGGACAATTACAATGTGGACAAGATACGGGACATCCACATTTATCAACAGGAACACCACAACAATTTTTGGGACACATCAACTTTTTTCTTTTCTTACGAGAACGGCGTCCGCCAAACCGTGGAGCTTGTGCTGCTGCTGCTCTCTTTCTCAATACTTCCATGCCTTCTTTTCTTGTTTTTGATTGTGGTTTTGTGTTACTTGAAACTATGACACCTTTTGGTATTATGATATTTCCATCTTTATCTTTACCTATTTTTGCGTAATGTTGTTGTGATGGATTTTTTGTTTGTATTAAACTATCATCCATTTCTCTAGCTGGACGATTTCTTAATTGAAAATCATATTGTTTAACCAAATCAGCTAGTTCGTTTTTCTTTTTTCGTTCATAAAAAGGTGTTTTTTTCCATTTTTCTACTGTTTCATTATAATTATTTAATAATATTTGGCTTTCTCGTTCATCTTTTATCATTGCGTCTACATCTATTTCATAAACTCTTTCTATATTAGTAGGTTCAAAAGTAGGGTTTTTTATTTCTCTAAATCTTATGTATTTTTTTCCTTTTCCTTTTCTTTTACGCGTCTTTTTCCGGCGACGTTTTCCACCAGATTGTGTTTCTTTTTGTTTTGCTTGTTTTGCTTGTCTTGCTAGCATCTTCATTTCCTGGTATCTTCTTCTTTCATCTGACATCGCTGCCAAATCATCATCGCTGTCGCTTGCATTCGCTCTCATTTGTTGTTGATGTTGGAGAAATCTTTGCCCTCTCAAATCATGTTTCTTTTTGGCTAACATAAAGTTATGATATTGCCAAGGTGCCATGCCTGCTGTTGGGTCGTTATCGTAAGCAAATGCTTGTGCGTCTGTTGGTTCATCTTGCCTTGAAGAGATAATTAATTTTGTTCTAGGAGGTATTGCTGCAAAACTTTTTCTTCCACTAACCGATATAGGTGATTTTTTCAGGCTTTCATTATGTTTTTCAATAACTTCAAAAACTTTAATGGGTGATTTAACTGGTATATGACTTTTTAATGCTTGTCCAACATCTCGATATAAACTTTTATATTCTTTCTCTTTTTTTACTCTTGCATCTCTTTTTTTTCTTGTTCCTTTTTTTAAAGATTTGGGTCTTTTTGCGTTTTTATTTGGTGTTGTTGGTCCATATCTTGGATCATCCATTTCCATATCAAATAAAAAAGTATCCATTAATATATAATGGATAGATTAAATATATCAATAATAGAGAGTTTATATTTAGTATTTATGTTTCATTTTTTTAAAACAAGTATGGATTTTAATATATTAAGCTCACCTAAAGGTTGGTTATTCGAACATTTAATAGGAGATGAATATGGATTAAGAATATGTCCGTTTGGGCGAATAGCGATATTTGCTTTAATATTTGTTTTAATAGCAAGACATTATTTTGAAATACCAGAGAATTTTGTGATATTTGCTTTAATGGTTAGTTTTGTTTTATCTTTGATGAACTTGAACGCAGTAGTTTATTTAATACCGGTTTGGCTTGTAGAAATGTATTTTATATTAAAAAAATAGCTGTTTTTCTCTCCCCAAACACTGAAAATATAAATTGAATTTAATTTTATAAAATATATCAAATTAAATATAACAATGATTAGATCTAAACAAGCAAAGATTTGGAAAGAAGCCTTTAAATTTTGGAATCGGGTAAATCTTGATAATAGGAAGAGCATAGCATGTGATGGGGAATTTTATTGGTCTTTCGGCAGATTGCCTGAATTAAAAGAAAAACAATCAGTCTTCTCAGTAGGAAGAGTGGTTGAAAAAAAAAATAACACTAAATGATATAATGGATACTTGTAAAATTTCAGTATATTTAGCATATGCCATGGCAATTTATTGTATAGCTAGTATTTTTTATTTAATAGCAACAAGATCAGTAGGAACACCTTTTAAAGACAGTTTATCAGAAAAACAATTGAAAATTAAACACGAATCAGCAAATGTTAGAAGAACTATTTTTTATAGCGGGGTTGCTATTGGTGTTGTTTCTATGTTTATTTTTAGACCTTTTTCTAGATGCTAATATTTTTTCAACAGTAGTGACATTTCTTCTAATTAATCTAACTTCGCAATCAGTAAAAACCCAATTATAATTTTTTAATAGTTTTAAATCACGGAAAATGATATGATATTTACTAGGGCAATTGTCGGTTAAAAATTCAACATCGGTATGGATCTCCTCTTCGATATTCTCATCACCTCGTTCGCTCAAGTGCAACGACAAGCGTTGATTACGTTCCATTGTATTATTCCAATAATCTGAAATAGATTCAACTTGTTTTCTTTTATTTTCAAATTTACCATTATTCTCAGAGTTGGTGTTTACATATCTTACTCTCCAAAAAGGAGTTCGGTATAAAAATTCTTTTATAAGAACATCATATTTTTCACGACGGTAAGTCGGGTCAAATTCAAAAATCAAAGAATGTATATTCTTGGGTAATATATTCCACAACGACATATTGATTATTAATTATATATTTTACGATATAATTAATTCAATTTAAAATTCATCGTCGCTTTTATAACCTACGGTTCCTGTTGATTCAGATCTTTTTTTAATTGAATTTATATATGATTTTGAATGTAATAAGGACTTGCGAGGTTTTAAATAATTATTCGAGGTGTCATTAGAATTATTTTCGTCTTCTTCTTCTTTTTCTTCATCTCTTTTCATTTTTTCTATTTCATTTCTTTGTCTAGAAACTGCATTACTAAGTAACATTGATGGGATACTTCTAGTAAGCTTAAGTGTTGAAGTTGGAGAATTTTCATCTTTTTCTTGAATAACAATATCAATATTTTCGTCGTCATCGTCGTCGTCATCGTCATCGTCGTCATCGTCATCGCCAGTATCTTCGTTTTCTATACTATAATTATAATTATGTTCTAAATGAGAGAAAAATTTATCATAATCAAGTGTTTCAACGCGACAACAATTAAATATTCTAAAGAATTTAATACAGCAACATCGTTTTTGTGAAATACCAGGGTCATTTTTCTGAGTATTAATGCCAAATTTCCATTCAGTATTATTGGAAATATTTATTTCTTTCCAATTATTCAATAATTCATTATTGAAATGATTTACATGAAATTTAGTTCGTATTTTATTGTAAACTTTATAATAATAAGTATATTCTTTTAGAGTTAGTAAACTATCGGATTCTTCAATTGTTTTTGTTATCATTTCTTCTAATCCATCTTTATTAAAATTTTCAATTAAAATATTCCAATCAGTTAGTTTTTCACAAGTAAAATCGAAATTAATGACTTTTCTTCTTTTATAACGAAGTCTATTTATAATATATGAAAATTTTTCTTCAACTTTTTGTATATTTTCTTTTTTAGTATCGAATTTATAAAATCTAGAAATGGCTAATATTATAGCAATATAAGTGGATAAAAGAATAGGGATAATGGTTAAATAAAAAGCAGGAATAACAAAATTACTTTGAATAGATTCAAATAAAGTAATAGTAGATGATACGAATATAATACTTATTTGTATTCTATTTATAATAGAACCAATATATTGTGATTTTAGAACAATAATAGATTTAGCTTTTTTATATTCATTGATATTTTTACCTACATTGTTATAAATATTTTTCCGTTGAATTAAAGCAATTTTGTATTTTAGTTTAATATTTTTATATTTTTTTTTCTTTTCTAAAGTTTCGGAACGTAGCTTTAGATATTCTGGATCATGGAGTAGTTTGTCTAATACATTTTCTTTTTTTTCATTACAAGTATATTCAATGGAGTCTCTAAGAGCAAGTCTTTGTTGTTCGGCAGCTTTTAATTCGGCAAATATTGTTTGGTATTGTTCGAAATCTTTAATGATATAATTGATAAGTTTGTTTTTTTCTTTAGAATTTCTGTATTGGCCGTCTAAAAAACGTTTATTATAATCAGCCATTAATATTATATTTTATAAATTTTTTTCATTTTATTTTTAAACGCTCTCCATTTCATTGGATAAACCTCGATAGACTTTTGTTTAGATCTAAAGTTAATAGAAGCATATTCTCGGATAAAAAAATGTTTATCAAAATCATAAATATCACCAAGTTGTAAATGGTGAGGAATATGATAAAATGAGCTATATCTATGATTTAATTCTTTACAAATGTTGTTGCATTGGTTGAAGTTAAATTTATTAAGAGTATCGAAACGAATATGTTTTGTAGGCCATTGGGTAATATCCCATCCCCAACTACCGGTTTGTTTATTAATGTATTTGATAGACCA